CCAATCCCCCGAAGAACAACCCTCCGTTCCCCCCCCCTTCCATGTTCGATTTGTCCGTTCCCGACATATCTATGGAGGCAAGGGTGGTCTGGCCCTTGGGGCCTGGCTGACAAGCGATCGTGTCTTGTGCCAGGAGTTTGTGTTCAATATGAAGCGGTGTGCCCCAAAGGCAAGTGATGATCAGCTGTTCCTGGAAGGACTCAAGTCAGCGGAAATCATTACTACCCCTCCGACCGAACATCCTTTTGATGTTCCAGCCGGAGTCGACAAGGGTCGAAGATATACTATTGCAGATGCCAAGCATGCGGTCCGCCGTACATGCCAGGAACTATTTAGTGGACTTCGATTCCCTGTCTCGGCACCCCACCACCTTCCCTCTGCCAAGGCTCACTACCTTGGAAAGGGCCATTCCCTCCCTCGTTCCATGGGAGGTGCCCGAGGTGCCCTACATCCGTTACTTATGCATGAGGAGGAAGCACTCCTCACGATATGCAAAGAGATAGGGATGAGGGTAGACATTGCGCCCGACCGTCGGGAGATCATCGACCATGTTGTCCTACAGAAGGACGATGATATCCTACGTCGGCTCCTGAAGTACTTTCGTCCACCGAACGAAGAGATCTCTGCTCTCACCCCGTTGTTCCACTGGTTTGACATCGGAATAGAGAAGATCGTCGTTCGGGAGATCCCAAATCGAATCCCTCTGGAGGTTCCTTCAGAACTTCCGGCTAAGGTCCATCCACTTGCGGAGCCCTTGAAGATTCGGACAATTACTGCAGGTCCTCCCAATGAGTACTTTCATGCCTCCTTTATCCAGAAGTGGTTGCATGGAGTACTGAGGAAGACGAAGACCTTCACCTTGATCGGTGGAGCGATTGGTGCCCAGGCGTCGATCGGAGTCCCCGGTGATAACGTGATGGATGGCCGTCCCATCACGGAACATACAGTTCAGTCTCGGTTCTCAGTCCCCCTTCGTCCAGATCAATTTTATGTTAGCGGCGACTACCGGGCCGCTACAAACTTGGTCCACGGGGAGCTTTCCAATACTGTCGCGGAGGAGGTCTCCCGGATCTGTGGGATCCCGGCACAGTATGCAGCTCTCTTTCGAAAGGCTCTTACCGGTCATCAGGTTGACTGTGCACCAGAATTCTCCAAGCCCCAGAGGAATGGCCAACTGATGGGCTCTCCGGTTTCTTTTCCAGTTCTCTGCATTATCAACGCTGCCCTCACCCGAGACTCGCAGGAGATCTCAGGTGACCTCCCGTTTGGTACCTCTCTGGACGATTTCCCTTGCCTCATCAATGGCGATGACGTTGTGTTTCCGTCCACCGCCCAGGGCTACCAAATCTGGAAAGGGGTGACGTCCTGTGGCGGGTTGGTACCCAGCGTGGGTAAGAATTTCACCTCTCGCGATTTTCTCGTGATGAATTCGGTGATGTTCAATGCTGGTAAAGTTGAGTCCCCTCGGCCCATGAGGAGCTCCGGCCGTCGCTATGACCCTGGCCTCACCCCCGTCCCGATCCCGCTTCGAATGCCGACTTTGAAGCAGATTCAGATCGAGACGGTCCACGTTGCGACAGGTCATATGTCCGAAGTGGTAGAGCTTTCCCACTGTTCTGAACCGTACTTCCTGAAGCCCCTTCATTCGGTTGGAAACCGTCCAGTCCGAGATCGACAGACTTTCACGACCTCCCACTGGTGGAATATGGACTTCCTCGGCCCCTCGGGTCGGGCCTATCGTCGGGCGGTTCCCTGGGAATCGGTCAAGAACCGAAAGGATTTACTCCAGGTTCGAATGAGTCAACTGGAAACATTTTGCAAAGGCCTTTGCAAAAAGTCTCGATTCCATGGGACACTGAACCGGTTGATGGACCTCTTCCAGGCAGATGGATACCAGATTCTTCCCGCACTCCAGAAGAACTGGCTGGGCCCCTCCACAGGAGGACTCCGTCGGGCTATGAACCACGTCTTCCTGGACTCATGGAGGGATGTCTTGGCCCTCGGCTCCTGCACTCCCCGGGAAGCGTCGATGTCTGGAATTAAAGGATCTATCCCCTTTAGTACGGACTGGTTCATTCCCTCCCAACTTGGAGGCATGGGTCTGGAGTCGATGGATGGAGTCCGGAGTTGTTCCCTCCCCTCTCGACGGTTAGCAAAGTACCTGCTGAACCACCCAGAGGAGAGAATGCCCTCCATGCCCAGTCTGGGAGAGACCCCCTGCTTCGCCATCCAGGCACAACGGGAACTAAAGCGACAGCTCCCTGAATTGCGTCGACAAGGTCGACTCCTGGATCTCCCGGCTTCCCAGCCTTGCCCGTCTGGGTTCCAGGAGTTCTCCTCTCTTGTCTCTCTGAACACCCGCCGCTTAATGCTCCAGGCCGCGGGGAATGTTCTGGAGGGACCGGAGGGGGATTTCGCATTGACCGAAGAGCGGACGATGCGACTTGGGAAGGATCTGGAACGTGTTTTCGCCTCGAAGCGCCGATGGTGGAGCACACAGAAACAACGAACTTGGTCTAAGTGTACTCCTCTGTCTCAGCGTGAGATGGATGAGTACCTCGGACTTCGGATGGTTGTGGCGATCGAGCCTGTTCCAATTCCCCATATGACCTTCATTCGGAGCCTACCCGAAGAAGAGTTCCACTCGGCTCGTCCCGAGTATTTGGTTCCCTCGAACCAATTGTTCCCCTCTCGACAGCGACTTCGGTCCGACCTTGAGGAAGAACGTTTGGCATTCTATGCTGAAGAATGCC